CTTTATCTCTACCTGGCGTACTTTGTGGGCACATAGTACACGTATAATTACAACCACCATTTACTTCTATTACTGCTCTTTTAATTGTATCTGAGTAATCCATACTGTCTTTCATTTTTATAGATAAATTTCTTTGTTTTTGTAATTTTTAATAACTCTTGATATGATTTAATTTTATATTTATTATTTAATTTTTTAGTAGTTATTAAAATACAAGGAGCTGTCTTTTTCTTTAATTTTATTAGAGCTAAGTATCTAGATCCTCCTAGTAATATTTCATACTTATTTATTCTATAATCTCGTACTACTAATGGTTTATTTAGTCCTTGTTTTTTTATACTTTCATATGTACTAACTATATATTTTGGATTATTATTTATATAACCTTTAGATAGGACTAAGTATTTAATAGGTAAGTCTAAAAGATAGAAATTTTCCATTATCTTTTAAAATATTTCTTAAAGTAGTTGATTGTAACTCTAGTTGTACTGTCCCAATGCCCATAACTATGCCAAGTAATATTAGGCAGTCCTGCAAATATAAAGGCACGATTAGGTTTCCAAGTAATTTGTTTTTGTAATTGTTGAGAACTATTAAATAGGAAAGTACCACTAGAATAAAGAGGAGCAATATAAACAACTACAGAAAGTATTTTGTATATAGCTTCATCATGTACAGGGAACATAAAATTATCTGTACAGATATTTACTTCTGCTACACTCTCTAAAGATTCATAGGATCTATGTTTTGGGAAATTTATTTTTATGTATTCTTCAGTAAATATATTATCAAAATAATTTAAAAGTCGTTTATCTTTTACTACTGTATGATTATTTTGACGTTTATTAAACGACTGTAAATACTTTACACAATGGCGTAAAGTATTATCATCAAAAAAATTATCTATTATATCGTGTTTAAAAGGTTTTTCATAAAACATAAATAAAAGTGGCCCGTTCTGTTGCTAGGTGGGCCAAGCCCCGTCAGACTATGCAGCTAGTGCATATTCCTCATGTGCAAAGTTATCGTTTGCGTTTATTGTATTTGATCTATTAGGCAATCAACCCTGCTCCTCGGTTTAGCTTTTACTATACCTGTCGATCCTGTTTCGCCCCCTCTGTGAAACTGTTTATGGTGGAGGCGCTGGGTACTGCCCCCAGGTCCAGTCTATCTATTCTACTTCTCCTCAAACGGAGCAATATCACATTTACATTTTTTGCATCTACATTCTTGTACTTTATCAGTCATACCAACTCCTATAAGTTTTTTACAATATGATGCATAACAATGACAACGATGTCCACAAGTATGGCACCATCTTTCATTGCCAATCATTGTTTATTCTCATTTAAGTAGGTCTTCGTGGTTAGCATTTTTTTGTCGTCTTAGATTATTCAAATAGGCTCCTGATTCTCTATGAGCTTTTCTATTTATATATGTTTCTAGCCACTTTAAAAATTTGTTAATCAATAAACAATGCCTCTTCTATGTCAAATTTATCCGTAATACCTATCGAAGTCTTCCAATTAAATATACGAAAGTTATCGGCTTCTAAATCCCATACTAATTCCATTCCATCAGGATATTGTTGTTCTGCTCCTGCGCCTACAATTTTAGAGGCAACAAATGCTTGAGGTAAATCATCAATACGAGTAAAGACCATAGCTCTTTCACTACCATCTTTTTTTGTAAAACTACCTTTATATGCTTTCATTATTATCTCCATCATTGATTAGATTTTAATAATAACAAAAATTTAAGCAATTAGCAAATGCTATTGTCTCTTTTGATGGTACTTCTTCTTCTTACGAAATTGATTACGTTCTTCTCTTTGAAACTTTATTTCAAGTTGTTTTTGTTTTTTTAGCCAACGGGCACGACCAGCACGAGAAGCTTCTCGACGTTTTTCACCTTTAGTTTTGTGAAATTGATTGTCTCGAAGTTTCTTAAAAAAGCCTTCTTCATGTAGCTTTTTATTCAGTATTCTGTATGCTTTATTAATATCGTTATTGCGAACGTAAATTTTCATATTTTTCGTAATAGTCTCTAACTGTTTCCTCATATGACCTATATTTTAATTTAACTCCAAAAGTATTATTTAACTTAGAGCTATCTAATAGGCCTCTAGGTTTTCCTGTTGGACCAAGTTTATTAACTACCTCAAAGGATTTTGGAAATACTTTTTGTAATACTTGGCCATCTCTTATTAAGTTTGAACTTATATTATAAGTTCCTGAAACCCATTTAGCAATAATATTTTTGACTATTTCAACAAAATCATCAATATAAATACAATCTGCTGCTTCCACATTAACGGGCTTATTTTTCTCTATCTGTCTTTCAATATTCATCCAAATAGGAAATTTTGCATCACCAATCCCATATACATGAATTGGTCGTAGAATAATATCTTTATCATTACAGAAAGACTCACTTTTTAATTTACAGTTACCATAGTAATCAACAGGTTTTGTTTCATTACTTTCTGTAATTGCTCCTGTCCACGTCCCATAAACCATAGAAGAACTTATGTGAAGAATAGGACAAGTAAATCTTTGTTTTAAAGTAGCAATACTTTCTACAATAGAGTCATAACAAAAATCACTATAATAACTTGATAAAATTGCTTCTGATAAACTTCCGCAATTTAAAATTAAATCATACTCTTTAGTATATACATACTCATAAGACCAAGAACGTATAATTTTAATATCCTTAATTAATTGTAATCTATATTTAATATTTAAATCTCTATGATATTGTTCTAATTTAGAGAAATTACCAATACCTATTTTTGATCCTCTATATATTTTTTTATACCCAGGATAAGCATATCCAAATTTATCTATTATAGTAATTTCATGTTCTTTAACTAGCATATTTGCTAAATGAGAACCAATAAATCCCATTCCGCCTGTAATTAGTATTTTCATTGTAAAATACTTGCTATCTTATTTAAATCATCTTGTTCCATATAATGATGTGAAGGTATATGTACTAAATTTTCTGTAAAGGTTGTTACTTGTGATAAGTCTTCTTCTGCATCATAGAAAGTAAAAGAAGAGGTAGGTTGTTTAAACATCGTTCTTGCTAAACAATTAATTGAGTGAAGCTTGTTTAAAACGTCATGAACTTGGTCTAAAGGAACAAACATTGAGAATCTTTCCCAAATGTAATTTTCTCCAACTATAGATTTAAAGGGGAGATTGTCATTATACCAAGTAGCAATCTGACATCTTCGCTGTCGATACTCATATTGCTCATAAAGCTCAATTTCCTTTAAAAGAACGGCACAAGAAGTATTATCTAAAAAACTCTTAGTACCATAGCCTACTATCTGTTTTTGCTTTGAAGTTCCATGTGCTTGAATTTCATATATTCGCTCATGAATATCAGCATGACGAGTTGCAATTCCGCCTCCAGAACCTAGTGTTCCTGGACCTTTTGTGAAATCAAAAGAATAACAAACTAAATCAGATAATTGCCCTGGTTTATATTTAATAGGTGCACCCATATAAAAAGCAGGAGCAGCATCTTCAATAATTTTAATATTATTTAAATAATATTTCTCTAGTATACTATATATCTTTGGTACATCTGCCATAGTACCAAAATTATGAATAATAATTATTGCTTTAGCATAATTACTTTTTACTTTTGCCCACTTTTCCAAAGCTATTGGGCATATATTACCTGTTTTATCTATATCAATAAACTTTAACTTACGATTCATAAAACGAACAGCATTGGATACTCCTCGCCATCCGTATGCAGGCATAAGAATAGTATCGCCTTCTTTTGTTAGAGCATGAATAGCTATTTGAAGAGAATCAGTACCGCAATTAGTAAAGTTCCAATAAGGTAAATCAGATAATTCTATACATTTATCAGCTAATTTACGTTGAATTGGGGCTAAATCACGACCATCTTCTGGTTGAAAAGGATTATCCATTGCATCAGAAATAGCTCTAAGATAATCAATTTTATGTTTTTCAATACGTTGTTTATGTGGTATAAATGATATAGATTTAGGCATTAAGAGTCGGAAGAGTTTGTAGCCAATGAATTACTTGTTCATTAGAAAATTTTCCATGACGATGGGTTTTATAATGTCCATCTTTCAAAATCATATATAAGGGCATTCTATCCCTAAGAGCAGGAGAAATATGTCTTGATACCAAAGAATTACTTTCATCACTAAGTTCTATTTCTAGTGATGGAAACACAATTTTTATTGCATCAAGCTGATTTTTGATGTATGATAAGTTATCTGAGTCGGAATGAGCAAACCCAATTATTTTATTAGCCATTTTCGCCTCTTAGCTCGGCAACAATTTCTACAAGTTCTTCAAGATTTTTTTCCATCATCTCAGCTTTTTCATTTATTTCATGTATTTCCTGATTAAGGTAACGAATGTCTCCTCCTAAATCCTTAGCTACTTCTCGGATTTGTTGCATCATTTCTTTTAAATGGAAATTCAAATTTTTGTCAGTTACATACATGACTATATAATAGATGAAAACTAAATTGTTGTCAACAAAAAACTCGCTGTAATGCAAAAACGATGTTGCATATTAATAAAAAAAGGAATATAATATAATGAATCGACCAAGATTACCTTTTGTTAAACAGTATTTTACTGATCTCGCAAATCAAGGTAACAAAGAAGCAGAAGATTTAATGTTAGAATATAATGAAATGATTAAATTACAAGGAGAATTTTTAGGAGGACGTTTTTTAATTGAAGTTTATTTAGATGTACAAGAAGCCTTACAGGGAGCATATTACAATGAGCAATAGTCCGTTTAGTGTGGCAATAAATAAAGAATATACAAAACCTTTACGAAAAGAGTTTATTGTATATTTTAGGCGAGAAGATGATATGCTTTGTAGAACTACTACTACTAGAGTATATCTTAATAATGATTATATAGATTCTCATGAAACTGTTGTATTGGAAAAAATATAATGCCTAAGAAAGTTGCTCAACCTAAGTTAATAAAAGGCTATTCAGCTTGGTCACGTTCACGTACTATTGATGAAGCACAAAATATTGCTAGGTGGAATCCTTGGTTAGCACATGACTGGATGAAAGAAGCTATTAATGGTACTAGTATTGATGATTATGATATACTAGAAAAACATGATCGTGTAGCTACTAAAATTAATCATCTATGGAATAGGCGAAAATCATATCGCTGGTATGATGAGAAACAATTTTGGGCAGGAGTTCCTCCTAAAATGATATCAAAATGTGTGTCGGATGATAGCTATGACATCATTACAAACGAAGAAGAGTAAATCAATTAATTTTCAACTTGCACAGTGTCGAAATCTGTGCTATTTTAAGGGTATTAAAACATGCGTTTTAAGATGGCGTCAAAAAATCCATTCCGTGATTTTGTAAGAAATCTCCGGAGAATTACAATCTCTAAGATTTCAAATGAAGAAAAAAGTAAACTATATGTTGATCTTTGGAATGAATTGTCTCTAAAACTTTCTGAGACAGAGTATCTTTTAAACTCTTCGCCAGCGTTTTCTACACGTTGCGAACATTGGAATTATCGTGAAACTAATCTTCATTCTATAGTTCCAGTAACTAATAAAACAAACCCATATATTATACTCAAACGTGAGTTTGAAGACGCTTTGCTTTGTTCATCTTATAAAGATTTTGTCAAAGCTGTGTCTAAATCTCTAATGTGGTTTTATGTTACTCCATATAGAGATGATTGGGTCACGTAGTGACATAGGAGGTAGCGTGAGTATTTCACATGAAAAAGCTAAAAAATTAATATGGAAAGTTTTATCATCTATGCCTATTGATGTATTTGATGATGACGATGGTTCAGTGTGGGAAAGCGCTAATTTTGAATTACGTAATCCTAGATTAGAAGGAGATTTCGAAGGGTCACGAGAGATAGGTGCTGCTAATATTGTTAGTGCCTTTAATCTTTTACATCAAAAAATGTTAATTGCAGAACTATCTAAAGATGAAGGTTTTAGTGATTGTGCAGAAGAATGTATAGAACTTTTTAGTAATGTTATGGATGATTTACAAGACTCAAAACTGGTTAGAAAACGTCCAGAACATCTTCGTGAAACATTTACAGTAATAGAGGGAAGTAATGTCTGAAGTTAATAAAGAACTAAAAGCAGAATTTGATAGAGTTGTAGATTTACTAATACAAATTGAATCTGCTAGAGAAGCTATATCTTCTTTACTCAAAGATATTAAAGAAGAACATGGTATTGAAATTCCAGTTGCACGACGTGTAGCTAATGTTATGCGTAAAAATTCTCGTACAGAAGAAGAAGAAAAATGGGAAGAATTTAATGTAATTCTAGATACAGTATTATGATGAATAACATATTTATAGGGTTAATAATTGTATTGATAATCAATACTATGGTTCTTATGCTACCCTATACAATAGATGCTTATTGGATGTTGAGCATGAATCAAGCTCCTGGTTGTGGATAACTATTAGAAAATAAGGTACTCATGTATTTTAATCAAACAACAACTGACTGGCGTATTTCACAATGCTGCCAGTTTCACGATAAAGCTTTAGCTAAGAAATTTAATTTTGGAACTACTACTAAAACATATGCATTAAAAGATGGCGGTAAAGAACGTGTTCAAGGAAAAGCTCTTTACAATGTTAGTAGATTATATCATATACTTAATGATTACTTTTCAAAACAGCCTCGTAATCTTCGTTCTTTTCGTATCAGTTCTGACTTATTCCCTTGCTATACTTTAGATTTTACTAAAGATTGGTATGAAGAAATCTGGGATAGAATTTCTGAGACACTTAAAGCGTGTGGAGATATAGCAAAAGAGCATGAGATAAGACTTTCTGTGCATCCAGGACAGTATACCGTATTGGCTTCTGATAAAACTACTGTAGTTGATAACTCAATTAAAGACTTAGAATATCATGCCTTATATGGAATACTAATGGGTATCCCTGCTAAAGATTTTTCTATGAATATTCATCTTCAAGGACTATACGGAGGAAAACATATTGATGGTATTAAACGATTTGCAACACATTTTCCCTACTTATCAGACTATGCGCAAGCATGTCTCACGGTTGAAAACGAAGATAAACCCAATGGATATGACATCGAACACACACTCGAACTCGCAAAACGAATACCGACACGAACTTGCTTGGACATACACCATTACGCCTGCCACAGGATGCGATCAAACGAAAAAATTAAAAACTCACAAGGCAGAGTGGTCAACAGAAAAATTAGGGACGAAGTTAAACATATTAGTGTAAATGATGACTATTTCAAAGAAGCAGTAAAAACTTGGGGTAAAGTTCGTCCTTTATTTCATAAATCACAATCATTTCCTATGGATAATGAAAACTACTGGATGAAACCTAATGCACATTCAGATATTTATCATGACGAAGAGTTGATGTCAAATGCTATTCCAATGTTAGAATATGCTGATTTTGAGATAGAAGCAAAGCATAAAGAAGTTGCTGTAAATCGTTTTTACAACTTTATCAAAGAAGAAGAATCTATGTGCGGAGAACAATTATTCCATAAAAGTTTTGTAAATTAATTCAGCTACCGTAAAATGAGACAAAGATCCTGCATGAGAACTATCTTTTGCAAGATCTTTGTGTTTCATTAAATCAAAATGAAGTGGAATATGATTATCTGTTAATTCACATAAATTTTTATATAGATGTGGAAAACAAGCTAAATGAATATGTTTAATATTATTACGTTGACACAATAGTATTTGTTTAGCTACTGCTCCTTCCCAAAGTTCTTGTGCTATTTTTTCATCTGAATAATATAACATTCCAGCAGCATGCCATGCAGCTTGATGTTGTTTTTCATTTTTTCTTTTATTGCCTAGTATTTGTTCTGATAATATCCAATTACGATAATATTTTTCATTTTCAACTACATGGTTAGCAATAATAAATCCTTGCCAATGTTTTCGCCTAAAATCCCAAACTTTCCAACGATACTCACTAGTATGTCCTATTACAATTAAATCAGGTTTTAACTTGACAGCTTCCTCAATTTGATTTAGAATAAGATATTCAGAGGCTCCACTTTGGGCAATATTATTAATTTTCGCATTTAGTCTTTTAGCTAATATATGTGCGTATACTTGGTCTTGACTATCAAGACCTTCCCCTTCTGTATAGGAATCTCCACAGGCTATTATTAACATGAGACCTCATTTATATATTTTTGGCGATAGTTATTTAGATAGTATTCATATTTCAGAATACGGAAAAATACTAACCGATAATTTTATTATACACAACTATGCGCTAGAGTCAAGTTCAGAATATAGAATATACAATACTTTTTTATCTAACAAAGATAATCTTATTAAAAAAAATCATTATTACTTAATAGGGCATACTACTTCTACTAGACTTTACACTCCAGAAAAGCCTATAGATATTACAGGGTATGATAAATTAGAAAAGATATACGGAAAAGGATATGAAAAGTTATACTATGATTTACTACATCCGCAATATTACTGGGATTTTATTTATAAGTCTATCGGAAAACATTATGATATAGAATTTAAAGATAGTAATAATGTAATTCATTTTTATTGGCACAAAAATCCTAGTTATATTTGTAAAAGTGGAAAATCTATACATATAAATCAATTTGACAAAAACTATAATTTTTATAAAGACGGGCATAAAAATTCTAATCATATGGGGCCTATATTAATTAATAAGCTGCTCTCATTTATAAAAAAAGAATTTTTATATGAATAATGAAATTTTTGTTGTAGGAAATTCTTGGTCAATACCAAGTAATGAATCGCCAGATCCTGCATTTAACTTACTAAACCTTACTAATCGTTGGGAACATCCTGGAATTACTTTAGATGTTCAATCAGAGTATATCATATCAAATAAACTTGTCAAGGCTTTTAAGGTTATTTGGTTAATTGGACATCATCATCGTGCCGATCCTAAAGGAACTGGAGAATATCTTGTTCCATATGATTGGGGAGAAAGTAATATCTGGGGTAAAATGACGAGGGATATTTGGTTTAAAAAATTTACTAAAATGCCTTGGTATTGGAGAACAAATGCTTTATTTGTGAGGGCAGCTATACAAGAATTTACTCCTGATAATTTACTATTAATTCCTATATATCGTCCGAATATACTAGAACACGAATTATTAAAAGATAACTCTTGTATTTGGTGGGAGTATATGCGAGACTATTCTAGAGAATATTCTGATGGTAGAGGGCATATGAATCAAGTAGGACATACTGTCTTTGCTATGAAATTACGAGAAGAGATTGAAAATAGATGGAAGATTTCATTGACCATGAATGGTTAGATTCAATAACAATTAGTTATACCTCATCTATTGCAGCAAAAGCAGGTAAGATAGTTGCAGAATGTGAGAAAAATGTTAGAAATTTTGGCAACCAATGGGTAGCAGATTTTGCTGGTTATAAAGCAGTTTTATTAAAACCTGGAGAAGGGTATGAATGGCATTTTGATAATATGGATTATGTTAATGGGACTCTTAGCTGTCCTAGGCCTGGTAGATATTGGAGCCAACTTATTTATTTAACAGGAGGACAACCTTTTGAAATAGGTGACTGGAATCCATCAGGAGAACGAGTTGAACAAACCGAATTTAGTGCACCTATTCCTAATAAAATACTCGCCCGTGTATATCCAGTGCCTGGTAAAACTGTTGTTTTTCCTTGCTTTATGGTACATAGAATTAAGCCAGTGGTTACTAATAGAAGATGGTCAATAGTTAGTTTTATAGATAACCCAAACTATAAAAATAAAAGTAAAAAAACATTACAAGTAACATATAAAAGGTATTTTAATGAATATAATAGGGATTAGCGCTTATCATCATGATTCCGCTGCTGCTTGGCTACGTACTGGTTTTATACATGGGGCATCACATGAAGAAAGATTTACAAGAAAGAAATTTGATAATAGATTTCCTGTATGTACTTTACGATGGCTAAGAAAACAACAAGAACAAGTTGATACAGTTGCCTTTTATGAGAAAAAAGATTTTATGGAAAGGCAGGACATAAAAAGAGAAATTAAAAAATCTATTTCAGGTAAGTTTGATATAGAATTTTTTGATCATCATGAATGTCATGCTATGAGTTCTATATGTACTACTACTTGGAATGATTGCGCTGTTATGGTAGTAGACTCTGTTGGAGGTAAGTATTCAACTAGTTTAGGTATTTTTGAAAATAATAAAATAACTTGGTTAAAAAGATTTGAATATCCAAATAGTTTAGGGCTTTTCTATTCAACAGTAACTCGTTTTTTAGGTTTTGAACCTTTAATGGATGAAGAAAAAGTTATGAGTGCTGCTTCTTTTGGAGAGCCTAAATGGGTAGATTATATAAAACAAAAAGTTATTCAAACTGAATTTGGTAATTATAATATAGTTAAAGATTTACGAAGAGGTGTAGGTACTGCTACTTTAGATTGGGATATAGCAAAAAGCGCACAAGATGTACTACAAGAATGTTTAATTAATTTAGCTGCATGGTTGCACAAAGAAACAGGACACTTTAAATTAGCATATGCTGGTGGAGTAGCATTAAATTGTGTTGCTAATACTGAACTAATACGTTATACTAATTTTAATGAAATTGCAATTCAACCAGCTGCTGGAGATGCTGGTTGCGCTTTAGGAGCAGCTGCATTAGTACAAAGACCTCTTTGGGAAGGTCCATTTTTAGGGTATGAAGATTCTTTAGAACAAAATCCTGAACAAGTAGCTTATCAAATATTACAAGGAGAAGTTGTTTGCGTAATTAATGGTAAAGCAGAATTTGGTCCCAGAGCTTTAGGTAATAGAAGTATGCTTAGTTTACCTAATAAAGTAAATATATCAAAACTAAATAATATGAAAAAACGAGTTAATGATTCGTGGAGACCTTATGCCCCTGTATGCTTAGATTCTATAGCAGAAGATTATTTTAATATATACTATCCTTGCTATAATATGTTATTTGTAGCATTTTCTGATACTGACATATTTACAACTAATGATGATACTGTTAGACTTCAACTAGTAGATCCTTCTAAAAATGCTTTTTTAGGTAAAATACTTCAGATTACGACTGCTCAAGGACATCCTATTTTACTTAATACAAGTCTTAACTCTAAAGGTAAACCTATTGTTAATACTGTTGAAGATTTTAAGAATGAGGTAAAAACTTTCTAATGTGGAAACATAATTCTAAATATAAGTATACTTATGATATGAAAGTAGATACTCTTTCATCAGGGCGAACTTACTTTACTCCTGATGGAGATTACGCAAGTATTACTACTATATTAGGAAAAACATCTAATAATGCTTGGTTACAAGCCTGGAAAGATAGAGTAGGGGAAGAAGAGGCCGCAAGAGTATCAAAAGAAGCAACGGATAGAGGAACTCTTGTACATGAGTATGCTGAACATTACTTTAATAATGAGAATATATATACTGATTTAGCTAAAGAATCTTCTGATGTTATTCAAATGACTAAAGATTTAGTTAAAATAACTGAAGCAGGTGTTACCGAGATATGGGGTCAAGAGCAGATTTTATGGAGTAATAAATATAAGTATGCTGGTAGATGTGATATGGTAGGTATTTGGAAAGATAAACCTTCAATTATAGATTTTAAAACTTCTAAAAAAACTAAATATATAAAACAAATTAAAGATTACTTTATTCAATGTTGTGCGTATGCTGTTGCACATAATGAAATGTTTGGTACAGGTATTAAAAATATTGTAATATTAATTACTGTTGATGGTAAAGATCCTCAGTGTTTTGAAACTAGTGCAGTTCCTTTTTTATCAGAACTTAAATTAAGGAAAAAGCAATTTGACTTATTGTAAACAAATTCCTTTACCATTATTAGATACAGATATTGATAAGATTAAATTTTTTTATACAAATGGTTATAAAATATTTCAAGAAAGACAATTAAACAATCCTTATTGGAAAAGTTTTGATTTAATAAAAGATGAGCATACTTCTCCTGTATGTCAAAATTTAACAGGCATTACCGATTGGTTAGCTCTTATAAAAAAACATACTGGAATTGCAAAAATTAAACATTGTTATATATCTATTTTAGCAGCAAAATGTTCTATCCCTTGGCACACTGATTCTACTAATGAAAATTTTAATTCTTCTTTTATTACTTCAATTAGTACAGAAAAAAGTTTTATT